AATGACGCAAAAGAGCAACCGCCCTACGGCACACGCGACGGCAAAAGCGTAACAGAAAACGGCGAGCTTATGCTCATACAAGACGCAGCGGGTTTTACCCCTCTCGATTGCGAGCTTTCGGAGGAACTGCAAGAGTTTACATATTATATGTGCCGCGCCTATTATATCGACTTTGACTTTGCAATGTCGCTTATGTTCTCCGAGTCCTCGTTTAACGCCGCCGCGGTAAGCCAGGACGGGCACGATTTCGGCTTAATGCAAATAAGAGACTGTAATAACGATTGGCTCAAAGAGGAGCTCGGCGTTACCGATATGCTCAACCCTTACGAGAATATCCGAGCGGGTTTATATATCCTCCGCGGGCTCTTTGAAAAGTACAACGACAGCTCAAAGGTTGTTATGGCGTACAAAATGGGCGAATACGGAGCCTCGGTACTTTGGGACAAAGGCGTATACGAAACGACCGCCTCGCAGCGGGTGCTCGCCCAGGCGGACAAATTCGCCGCAGAGAGGAGCGGCAGCAATGAACAATAAAATAATTCAGTCAATCCACCACGAGCACGGCGAAAATATCCTTAATGGCGTAAAACGCTATGAAATAAGAAAGACCGCCCCGAAAAGCGGAAGGTTCCCATACATTATATATCTATACGAAACCGAGCGCCCATACAGAGGCGCAGACAATACGCTACACCCTGGCGCGGGAGCGGTTATCGGCTTTTATATATGCAAGGCGATTATAAAAACAAACGCTTTCGGCGCAGCTCTCTACAAAAGCAACACGCCCGAGGAGGCGGCAACAAGAAATCGAATAGCATACACGGCGTGTTTAACCGAAAAGCAACTTACAGAGTACGCAGGCGGCAAAGACATTTCTGTCTATGTAGTGAGCAACCCTATACGCTTTCCGAAACCTCGCCCGCTCTCGGATTTCGGATTAACACGCGCCCCGCAGAGTTGGCAATATTTGAAGTAAATAAAAAGGGCTTATCAAGCCGCAAACTTGATAAGCCCCGTAGCGCCTTTGTGCTACCGATTAACTACATATATAAGTATAGCACAACGGCAGCGAAAAGTCAATAGTTAAGCACGGAGCGAGCGGCTCTATTTCGGGCTCGTAATGGATAATAACTTAACGACCAAAACAGAGCACAAGGCACCCCGAGGAAATAAAACCCGTCCTCCCTCAAAAAAAATATTCTTTTTGTGAGTGTGGAGAGAGGCGGAGGAGTGAGGGGGTGCTCGCAGCGTTGTTGAAAGAGTGTGTAAACTCGTAGAGTTTTCCACGCTTTCAATAATGCGGAGAGTAGGGGGAGAGAGGAGGTGCCTCTCTCTTTAAGGCGGGCTCCGTCCCGCCGCTCTCTTGCTCCTCTCTCCCCCTTTATTGGCTTTGAAATGCAATTACCTTTTGAGTTTAGCGCAATTTTGTTAATTCAAAGGTCATCAGCGGCAAATGCTCGCTCGACAAATTCCCTTATGGAAAACTAAAGCGTTAAACCTCGGGGCTTGGGGCAGAGCCCCAAAAGGAAACAACGGAGGTAAAATTATGCGCTGTCTATACAGAGAAAAAATACATAAATGCGGCGAGTTTTTGGAGGTCGATATTTTCCCCGTTTTTGAATATCAGCGCGGGCGCAGCAAGAAAAGAAAACCGACAACAGAAACACAGCAGCGATTAAACCAACGTAACGCCGAAAGAAAGCTCACGCGCCTACTGAACACGAATTTTACAAAGCGTGATATACGCTTTGATTTAACATATAGCGACGAGAATTACCCCGAAACGCCCGACAACGCACAACGGCAAATGCAAAATTTCCTCCGTCGCGTTAAGCGTTACCGCGCAAAGCATAATTTGCCCGAGCTTAAATACGTTGCCGTTACCGAGGTGGGAAAAGAAAACGGGCGGCTGCACCACCATATCGTTATGAGCGGCGGCGTTGATATAAACACCCTTGCGGAAATATGGGGCAAAGGCTATACGACGGCAAAGCCGTTACAGTTTGACGAGTTCGGTATAACGGGCATTGCGGTATATCTCGTAAAAAGCCCGATACTCGGCAAGCGTTGGAGCGCGAGCCGCAACCTCGAGCAGCCGAAAACGTCCGAACGCGACGGCAGAATACCGCAGTACAAAATACGCGAGTTTGGAAACAGCGGCAACGACAACCGCGCAGAGCTTGAGCGTCTTTATGAGGGCTACGCCCTGGCAGACTGCAAGCCGTATTACAATGAAATCAACGGCGGCTATTATATAACCGTCCGTATGTATAAAAAGCCCGCTCCGAAACGGAGCAGAAAGCGAGGGAAACTATGACGCAAAAACGAGAGGAGAAAAAGAAAATGTCAATGTATATCTTTCCCGCCGTCCTTATAGCGCTTGACGTGGGAGCGGCTGTTATGTGCTTTATCGGCAAGGACTACAAAAAGGGCGTATACTGGCTCGCTGCGGCGGTGCTGAATATATGCGTAACTTTTTAACGGAGGTAAAACTATGAATTACTTTAAGGCAGCGGAGCAAGTGCTCTCCTCTGTCCCTACTCTCGAGCGGGCATTGGAGAATTTACAACGTAGGCGCGATAGGCTGATAGAAAGCGGGGCTCCTCGGGAGCCTGGCGCGATTGATTACGGCAAACCGTTTACGGACTCGCATTACGTGAGCGACACTCTTAACGAGCTTTTAGAGCTTACCGAGTGCTCACGCAATATTGCGGAAACGCAGCGTAAGCTCGCAGAGATTAAGGGCATTATCGACCAACTGAAAGACGAGTATAAAAAGCTCGTCGTTTTGTGGTACCTCGAAAAAAAGCCGAAAGAGGCAGTTATGGAGGAGCTATACATACAGTCATTAAGCACCGTTTATGACCTCCGTAACCGCGCCGTAGCGGAGTTTGCTTTGCTCTACTTCGGCGGCTCTGCCCTGGGCTCAATTTAGGCAATCGAAATAAAGCCGTATAGAAACTTGCTTTAAGCCGTGCTAAACTGATACCGTAGAAATAGACGGTAAGGCGGGCGGCTTATAGCTGCTCGCTTTGTCGTTGTATCGGGAGCAAATATAACTCACTATACGGCGGAGAGGGCGGGACGCTGTTATATGCAAGATTTCGCAAAGGCGTTTTATTTAAGCAAAGCCTGGCGCGATACCAGGGAATATATATACAAGCGCGATATGGGCTTATGCGTTCGCTGCGGTAAGGCGGGCGCAATAGTCCACCACAAAATATATTTAACGCCGCAGAATATAAACAATCCCGCTATCACACTATCGGAGGATAACCTCGAGTTGCTATGCCGTGAATGTCACGCCATAGAACACGAGGGACAGCTACCGACAGCAAGCGGGCTTATGTTTGACTCCGAGGGAAACCTCGTAGAAAAGGAGGGTAAGTATGGGAGCTGATGTATGCGAGCTCGTAGTATATACGCAGAACGGAGCAGTTACGTTCCAGGTCAAGGCTACGGCTGATAACTTCGAGGACAGAGTAGCCGAGGCGCTCGAGGAGGGCACCGTTATTCTCGAGCTTGTGGGCGGCGGGAAAATTATTCTCTGCGCGATTAACGTTGTAGCAATCGAGGTACACGCAGCGGCAGAGAGCAGCAATTCCTCTGTAAAAAATTTCACTGCTACACCCCCCACTTAAAAAAAGCTATATGCCTTTTAATGAACCGTGTTTAAGCCCCTTTTATGACCGCCCCAGGCGTGTATAACCCCCCCTACCCTTACAGACGAAAGAAAGGAGAAACAGCGTGGACGATACATTATATGCGCGACAGAAAAAAGAGCAGAACAGAATTAAGAAATTGTATAAAAATCTGCCGAAAGATAAGCTCGAAATTGCAAAAAAACTAATGGAAAGAGCCGCCTATATGCTCGTTTCTCTCGAGGATATGGAGGAAAAAATTAACGAGGACGGGCTCGTAGTTAAAATGCCGCAGGGCTCCTACACTATCGAGCGAGCGCACCCGTTATTACAGCCGTATAACGCTATGGTTAAGAACTACAACGCCACCTTAAAACAGCTCAACGACCTACTGCCGAACGCAGACGCAGAGGCAGCGGGACAGGCGCTTATGATGTTTGCAACCAAACCGAGCAGGGCGGCAAAATCGGGTTGAATTGGGTAAAAGAATACTACCGCCGCATAGAGTGCGGCGACATAGTAACGAGTAAGCGGGTTAGAGCTGTTTACTCGCGGCTCGTTGCCGAAATGGACGCAGCTAACGACGACTCGCCGTATTATTTCGACGAGGAAACGGGCGAGCGTCCTATTTTGTTTATCGAAACATTTTGTAAGCAGTCCCAGGGCACCATAGGCGCGCCGCTTGAGCTTGAGCTATTCCAAAAAGCATACATACAACTGCTTTTCGGTTGGCTCGAAAAAGAAACGGGCTACCGCCGTTTCCGTGAAACAATGTTTTTATGCGGACGAAAAAACGGCAAGTCTACGTTGCTTTCGGGCATTGCCCTTTATATGCTCATTGCAGATTATGAGGGCGCGGCGGAGATATACTCCGTTGCGACAAAAAAAGACCAGGCAAAAAAGGTATTGACCGAGGCTGTCAATATGGTTAAGCAGTCGCCCGAGCTGCGGGCGGTTGTCAAAAAGCGCAGAAATGATATTTATTTTCCCGCGACCTCCTCTATCTTTGAGGCGCTCGCGTCGGACTCCAACACTTTGGACGGCTTAAACTCTCACGCCGTTATAATCGACGAGCTGCACGCAATCCGCGACCGCAATTTGTACGAGGTTATGAAACAGTCTACCTCGTCGCGCCGTCAGCCTCTCGTTGTTATGATAACGACCGCGGGCACCGTGCGCGAGTGCATTTTCGACAATATGTACGAGCTTGCCGCAGACCTTGCGGACGGTAAGAAAAAAGACGATACCTTTTTGCCGATACTCTACGAGCTCGACAGCCGCGACGAGTGGACTAATCCGCAAATGTGGATTAAAGCTAATCCAGGGCTCGGGAAAATCAAGCAGTATAAAACGCTCGCTAACTTTGTTGAGAGGGCGAAAAACTCGCCCGCAGACTTACCAGGCGTTCTATGCAAGGATTTTAACATACGAGAAAATGAAAGCGCCGTATGGCTTTCCTTTGAGCAGATTAAAAACGCGGCGACGTTTGCTATTGACGACGTTTACAATACCTACGCTATCGGCGGTTGCGACCTCTCGGCTACAACCGACCTTACAGCGGCAACGCTGCTTATACGCAAGCCGAACGACAAAACGGTTTACGTTTTGCAGCAGTATTTTTTACCACAAGCCCGCGTTGAGCACCTCGAGGAGAAAAACACAAACGAGGCACCCTATCGGATATGGGCGGAGCGGGGCTTGCTTACGATATGCGAGGGCAGCCGCGTAAACTTCTCCGACGTAACGGCGTGGTTTGTGCAAATGCGCGACGAGCATAAAATAGACGCTTTCAAGGTCGGCTATGACCGCGCGCTCGCGGGCTACTGGGTGGAGGAAATGAAAAGCAACGGCTTTACTATGGAGCCCGTAGCTCAAGGCGCTTTCACTTGGAGTCAACCTATGCGTGAAATGGGAGCGGCTCTTACCGACAAAATAGTTAATTACAACAATAACCCTATTTTGCTTTGGTGCCTATCAAATACCGCCGTTAAGAAAAGCGGCTTAAACAATATCCAACCCGTTAAGATAACCGATAAACGCCGCATAGACGGCGCGGTATCGCTGCTTAACGCGTGGGTTATCTACGTCAAATACTTTGACGACTATATGTATAACGTGGGGTGACACAATGAAAGAAAGACGAGGGCTTTTTGAGGCTATATTCGGGAAAAAGCCGCAGAAAACAGACGGCTATACCGAGTACAAGCTCTTAAATTCCTATCAATCAAATTTTGTACCATTCTCGGGCAATGCCTGGGAGGTTAATATGGTGCGAGCTGCCGTCCATTCTTTCGCACGCCGCGCGGCGACGGTACAGCCGCGGCACATTAGACGCGGCGACGGAAAGGTGCTTGACGTAGAGAGCAGCACATACAACAACATTTTACAGTTTAAGCCTAACCCGACGACAACGGCTTATAAATTCTATTACCGCCTGGCGGCGCAGTACAAGCTATATAACAACGCGTTTGCATATCCCGTATGGAATGAGGCGACGGGCAGACTCGAGGCAATTTATAATATCAACGCCCAGGAGATTACCTTACTCGACCACGAGGGCGAGCTGTTTTGTAAATTTCGCTTTAATAACGGGAAATCGTACATTTTCCCGTATGCGGACTTGGTGCATATCGGCTCAATGTTTGCAGATAACGACGTTTTCGGCTCCGATAACGGAGCGCTTATGCCCGTTTTGAAAACGGCAAACACCTTTAACCAAAGTATGAGCAAGTTTGCCGAACTCGTAGCGGTTGTGCGCGGCATTTTGAAAGTGCAAGCCTCCACAAAAAACGAGGACTTAAACCGCCGCCGCGACGATTTTATACGGGACAACCTCAAAATGGAAAGCAACGGAGCGGGCGTTATCGTTACGGATAACAAGTACGATTACACCCCGATTACTGACAAGCAAACGCCGTTACCTACGGGACAGTTGCAGTATATCAAAGACGAGATATACGACTACCTCGGCACAAATGACGCTATCGTGCAAAACAAAGCCACACCCGAGCAAGAGGAGGACTTTTACGACGGCGAAATCAAGCCATTTTACGTACAGCTCGCCCAGGCGCTCACAAACTGCATTTTTTCCAAAAAGGAGCGCGGCTACGGCAACGAAATAACCGTAGAGGGTAACAAGCTGCAATTTGCAAGGACGAGCGACAAACTCGCCGTTGTAAAATACTTGTCCGATATTGGCGGCTTAATGCTCGACCAGGCATTAACAACGCTCGGCTATCCGCCTATCGGCGGCGAGGAGGGCAAGCGCCGCGTACAGACGCTTAACGTCGTAAACGCAAACAAAGCCGACGAGTACCAGTTAGGCACCGACACAAAGAAAGAGGAGCCGCCCGAGGGCGGCAACGACGACGGAGAGGGCACCGCACCTACTGCGGCACCCGACGACAAGAAAGACGAGGAGGAAACATAATGCCATATAAACCGAACGAGCGGGAATACAGAGCGGCGGAGCCGTTTACACTTCCCGACGAAAACAACGCCGACGAGCTCGTGCTCCGAGGTACGCCTATTGTCTTTGATACCCCTACCGTGCTTTTTGAGGAGGACGGTATCGAGTATAAAGAAGTTATCGCCCGCGGCGCGCTTGACAGCTGCGATATGAGCGATTTTATCTTTAACCGAAATCACGGGCAGAACGACTCTACCGTATACGCCCGCACCCGTAATAATTCCCTCACTTACAACATCACGGAGCGAGGGCTCGATATTGCGGCTTTCCTCGACAAAGAGGACGAGCGGCACCGCAATTTACACCGAGATATTCAAAAACGCCGCGTTGACAAAATGAGTTTTTCGTTCGTTGTGCGTGAGTGCAGCTATGACCGCGAAACACACACTCGGACGATAACTAAAATTAAAAAGCTGTACGACGTTTCGGCGGTGGATTTTGCCGCATACAACGAAACGAGCATTACTACGGCAAGGGATTTTTTCTCCGCGGAGCACGAGAAAGAGTTTAAGGAGCAGGAGCAGCGCCGCCGCCGTCAAATGCTGACAGCAAAAACCTACTGTTAAAAAATCAAAAAAGGAGTAAATCACTATGAAAGAACTTATTAAGAGAATGGCAGAAATCCGCAGCCGCAAGGTAGAACTGCGCGGCGTACTGGAAACCGACGCAAAAGCAGACCTCGACGCTATCGAAAAGGAGCTCCGCGAGCTTGACGAGGAATATACCAACCTCGAAAAGAGAAAAGCGGTTATCGAGGGTATCGGAGCGGGCACCGTTCCCGTAAATGAAGTGCCTAACCCTATCAACAATCGCTCTGCGGACAATTTCGACCAGGACAAGGAGTATCGCTCCGCCTGGCTCAAGCACGTTAGAGGACTTGACCTTACCGAAAACGAACAGCGAGCACTCACTACTGGTACCTCCTCCGCGGGCGCGGTTATTCCGACCGTGACGCAGAATAAAATCATTGAAAAGGTCAACCAGTATTGCCCGCTGCTCGACAAAATCGACCTTTTGCGCGTCCCTGGCGGCGTAAAGGTGCCCGCAGAGGGAACTACCGCAGACGCGGCGGTACATACCGAGGGCGCAACCATTACCGCAGACGGCGACACTCTCTCGAGCGTTACGCTTTCTGCCTACGAGGTTACAAAGCTCGTTACTATTTCAAAGTCCGTTGAAAAAATGGCGATTGACGCTTTCGAGTCCTGGCTCGTTAATAAGATTGCCCGTAAGATTGCCGAGAAAATCGGTAAGCTGATTATTTTCGGCACGGGTACAAACGAGGCGCAGGGTATCAACGCCATTACCTGGGGCGCTACAAACTCCGTAACGGTTGGAAAAACCGCCTCTCTTTCTGCCGCAAACGTGCAGGGTGCCGTTGCGCTGCTTAACGGCGGCTATGACAACGGCGCGGAGTGGCTTATGTCGAAATCGACTTTCTTTACCGACTTTCACCCGCTTATGAACAACTCAAAGGACAATATCGTTACCGAGGACAACGGAGTATACCGCGTTATGGGCTACCCCGTGAACTTCGACGACCGTATGACCGCGCACGAGGCTATCCTCGGCAACCTTTACAGAGGCTACATCGGCAATATGCCCGAGGACGTTACGATTACCTCGCAGTTTGTAACCCGCGAGAACGCCTACGACTTCCTCGGCTGCGCTATGTTCGACGGCAAGGTGCAGGCGACCGAGGCTTTCGTTAAAATCGTAAAGGCTACGGCTTAACGGAGGGCTGAACAATGGCGGATATTTCAATGCAGTACGTAGCGGGTATTCGCCAGTATCTACGCATTAACCATACACGTTTTGACGCGGAAATTACCGACCTAATAGGAGCGGCAAGAGCCGACCTCCTATTAGGCGGTATCTCCGAAAAGAAAGTAAACGACGAAAGCGACGCACTTATAAAGCGGGCTATCGTCGTTTATGTCAAAGCGGAGTTTGGACTCGATAACGCAGACGGCGACAAGTACCGCGAGAGCTACGGTATGCTCAAGCGGCATTTAATGCTTTCGAGTGAATATACCGAGGAGGCGTAGTTATGTTATGGCGAGAAATCGGGTATTTGTGCTCGGAAAAAGAAACGCTCGACTCTCTCGGAAAACCTTTTAAGACTTTCGAGAAAAAAGAGGTTTTCTGCAATGAAAAGGGCGTTAAGCGAAACGAATTTTACCAGGCACAAGCCCAGGGCTACCGCCCCGAGCTTTGCGTAGAAATTAAGGCTTGCGACTATGCGCGAGAGGGACACTTTGAGTATGACGGGACAATGTACCGCGTTATCCGCACATATCCCGTAAAAAACGAGTGCCTCGAGCTTATATGTCAAGCCCTGGTTGCGGACGATTGACGCAGAGAGGAGGCGTTGCCTATGGCAGCAAATACAACGGCGCTTATTAAAGCTCTGCGGGAGCGGGTTAATAAAATCCTCACGACCTATTACGAGGAGGCACCGTCGAAAGACGCAGTATTTCCGTATGCGGTCATTAACGGAGTTAATATTATTGACCTCGCCGCGGGCGACCTTGCCTCTTTCTATCTCGATATATGGGTAGACGAGAAACAGCCGACCGCGACCGAGCAGCTCGAGAGCTTATGCGACACACTCCGTAATGAGCTTACGGGTGCCGTAATTGCCGAAAGCGGCGTTTTCGCCGCGCATATCGGCTTTGACAATCAAAACGCTATTGCCGACAGCGAATACGATATAGCGCATAGGCGTTTATCTATGTCGGCTCGAACTTTTTACAATTAGGAGGCAATAAAGATATGATTACCAATCTTACTACAAAGCAGATTGAGTCAATCCAAATCGACGAGGGCGTTATTTTCCTCAATTACGGGGAAACCGACGAGCGGCTGCTCGCTCCCACCAGGGGCGGCGGAGAGTTTGCCGCGACCGTTACCGTCCGCGATATTGAATTTGACGGACGACACGGAAAGACAACGGGCACCCAGGTTATCGAGGAGCAGGGCGCGTCCCTCAAGGTAACTACACTTTGTATGAGCCAGGAAAACCTCGCGCTTGCAATTCCGACTTGCACGATTGCGGCAGACGACGGAAAGACCATTAAAAACCCGCCTACGGGCGTTATCGGAGCGGATAAGTACCTTAAAAACGTTACTATGTTCGCTAAAACAATCGGCGGCAAGTATAAGAAAATCACAATATACAACGCTATGCACGAAACAGGCTTTAATGTTAAGGCGGTGCAGAAAGCGGAGGGCGAGCTCGCGCTCGAGTTTTTGGCGCACTACAAGCATAGCGACCTCGACGGCGACTTGTGGGCGGTTACGGAGATTGCACAAGCTCCCGATATGAGCGAAAAGACAGCGCAGACTCAAGCCACAGACGGCACAGGAAAAGCCGTAAGCAAGTAATAATCGAATTTAAGGAGGAGCCAAACTATGCTTACAATCGGAACTATGCCTATTATGCTTAAAATCGTAGGAAAGCTCGATATTAAGCCTATTATCCCTATGCTGAAAAACCTTGATATTTTCGAGGAGCCGAAAGACGCAGAGGACGCAAAAGACGCTCTCAAGAAACTTTCAAAAGAAAAGGTCGGCGTACTTGCTTGCGAGGTGCTCGCGGAAATTACACCGCAGCTCGGCAAGATTGCCGACGACCTCCCGCCGCTTGTAGCTGCATATAAGGGTATCAGCGTCGCAGAGGCGCAGAAACTCGACGCAGCGGAGGTCATTAACGAGCTCGTCAACGATGAGGGCGTGAGAAGTTTTTTCAAGCGTGCCTTGCGGAAAAAAGCAGGGCAAGAAACCTAACACTCTTACACAAATATTATGACTGGCAGCTTATCGAGAGTCTACCGCTTGCGGCTCTCGGTGGGCTGCTTTCTTTTGCAACCGAGGAGGAAAAACGGCTCGAAAAAGCCGAACAGGAAAAAAGGCTTTTCCCCCTATGGCTTGCAAATTATGCCCTTGCAAAGCTGCAAGGCTCGGAGGCTATGGACTACGAAACGTTTATAAATCAAACGTTTTCGGAAGTGCCTCCGCCCGCACCGAAAAAGGAAAAGTCAGCGGACGACATAACGGCGGAGTTTGCGCCGATAATCGAGGCTGACAGACGGAAAGGAGGCTAACCTATGGCAAGTATTTTTTCGGTTTTCGGAGAAATCCTTATCGACAATACAAACGCCGATAAAAGCATAGATACAACCACGAAAAAAGCCGAGAAAAGCAGTAAAGAGGTTGGCGTTTCTTTTTCGTCAATCGCTAAAGGTGCCGCCGCAGTAGGTACGGCGGTTGTAACGGGAGCGGCTGCTCTCGGCACAGCTGCTTATAAAATGGCAACCGACGTAGCGGACACGGCGGGCGCTATCGACGACGCGGCAAAGAAAGTAGGCACCTCGGCGGAGGAATACCAAAAATGGGCGTATGCCGCAAAGCTCGGAGGTATGGAAACCTCAAAGCTCGAGGCGTTAATGGTAAAGCAGCAAAAGGCTTTTTCCGACGCAAAGGACGGCAGCAAGTCTATGTCGGAGGCTTACCAAAGACTCGGAGTAGATATATCCAAAATCGGAAACTCGGGTGACGCTTTCAATGAGGTTATAGCAAAGCTTGCGGATATGGAGGACGAAACCACCCGTAACGCACTTGCCAACGACATTTTCGGGAAAAGTTACGCAGACCTTGCGCCGTTGCTCGCGGAGGGCTCCAAGGGTATAGCCGCCTGGAAACAAGAGTGCGAGGACTTGGGCGGAGTAATGAGCGGCGATATGGTGGAGGCGGGCGCAGAGCTTGGCGACAGTATCGACCGTGTAAAAACTGCCTTTATGGGTATATTTAACTCGATAGGCTCGGCGGTTATTCCTATCGTAAAGCAGTTTGCAGACCTTATCGTATCGGCAATGCCTACGATACAAAGTATGTTTGCAAAACTTACGCCGATTATTACCGAGGTTTTCGAGCGGCTTATACCCCCGCTGTTTGAGCTGATACAAACCCTATTCCCAGTGCTTATGGACTTAATAAGCTCATTACTGCCGCCGATTGAGTCTATTATTACGGCTATTCTGCCCGTAATAATCAATCTCATACAGCAGCTCGTGCCGTTTTTAATTCAAATAGTACAACAGATTTTGCCTATTGCCGTACAGCTCATAGAGGGGCTTATGCCTTTAATAACGGAAATCCTTAACACGGTATTACCCGTTATTATTCAGCTATTACAAGCGCTCTTGCCGCCTCTCATTGAGATTATACAAGCGGTGCTCCCCGTAATAATTGAGCTTATACAGCTATTGCTCCCTCCGATTTTGCAAATAATCCAGGCAATCCTACCCGTTTTAATTAACCTCATAAATACGGTTATGCCGCTTTTAGTGCAGATTATCGAGGCGATATTGCCCGTAATCACTACGTTAATTGAAACGATTATACCGCCTATTTTGGAAATCGTGGAAATGATATTACCGATACTCACGGACTTACTTAATCAGCTTATGCCTATATTAACAAGTCTGCTCGAGGCGGTATTGCCCGTAATTATAAGCCTTATAGAACTTATAGCTCCTATTCTCAAGCCGATACTTGAGCTTTTGTTTACGCTCCTCGAGCCTTTGCTCGACTTGCTTAACCTTATTCTCCCGCCGCTTATCAGTCTTTTTACGGGGCTTATAAGTAAGGCTCTTACACCGCTTAAAGCGGCGCTCGGGGTTGTGGCGGACGTATTGAATACGGTATTTA